TAGTTCGTGGTATGCCCAGCTCTCTAGAAGCTGCAGCTTTGTTACCTTTGTTATTAATTACTGCATTCAATGCTTCAATTAATACTATCTTTGCTGTTGTTTTACCCATGATATTCTCCTGTAATTGTGGTATATTACCATTAATTTTACCTATTGTCAAGCAAATTCCATTGTGATATAATTATCAAATGATCAATACAGATGCAATAGTAATGACAGCTCCTGTCGTTAAGATTAGTGGGGATGCGGTTAAAGTGGAAGAATCCTCAGAAGATTCTGAATCCAAAGAGTAAAGGACATCCATGAACAGAGCTGCTATGGAGCAAATGATGAAGAATGCTCCCGCTTCTCGTAAGAGAAAGCCTAAAAAACCTAACGTAGATAAGCGAGTAAAGAAGCTTATGTCTAAACAAGCTAAGAAAAAATCTTTCATGTCTAATTTAACTAAGCCCGCTCCTACTTTAGCTAGGATACAAAAAGGTTTAAAGATGAAAAAGAAAAGACCATGAAGAAAAAATCTACAGTTAATAAAGCAGGCAACTATACAAAGCCTGGTATGCGTAAGGCTTTATTTAATAGGATTAAAGCTGGTGGAAAAGGTGGCGCTCCAGGACAGTGGTCAGCGCGCAAAGCTCAGATGCTAGCTAAACAATACAAAGCTAAAGGTGGAGGTTATAAAGGATGAAAATAATTAAAAAAATTATTTGCAAATTGTTTCATATAAAACAATGCGAATGTAAAAAACCTAAAACTAAAAAGCAAAGGAGAATGTAATGCCCAAAGGACCTGGAACATACGGAAGTAAAAAAGGTAGACCGCCTAAGAAAGCCAAGAACCAGAAGCCAATGAAAGAAGTTAAGAATGGCAATGGTACAAAAGGCAAATTAACTGGTGCTCAAAAGACTTTACCTAAGTTCTTACAAGATAAGATTGCAAAGTCTAAAAAGAAAAAGTAATGGCTCTTGCCAAATCGCAAAAGAGTTTAAAGTCTTGGACCAAACAGAAATGGAGAACAAAATCTGGTAAGCCCTCGACACAAGGACCTAAAGCTACAGGCGAAAGGTATCTACCTAGCGCTGCTATAAAGTCTTTATCATCTAGCGAATATGCTGCAACTACTGCGGCAAAAAGAAAGGCTAGAGCACAAGGCAAACAACATGCCGCTCAGCCAAAGAATATAAAAAAGAAAACAAAAAGATTTAGGAAGGTATCATAATGTTTAACTTATTAGTAGGACCTCTGACATCTTTATTAGGAGATACAGTCAAAGGGTTTGTCGAGACTAAGAAAGCGAAAGCGGACTTAGCTTTGACAGAAATAAAAGCACAGAAAAGTTTAAAGGAACAACAGATCGCAGGGAAAATTTCGTGGGAAGCTTCTGCTGTAGATCAAATGAAAGGGAGCTGGAAAGACGAGGTAATTTTACTAGCCTTGTTGGTTCCTGCGGTGCTAGTCTTTATTCCTGGATGGACACCACATATCAAAGCAGGATTTGAAGCACTACATAGTTTACCAGATTATTACAAACACCTATTATATATTGCTTGTTCTGCAAGTTTTGGTATCAAAGGTGCTAAAGGTGCTATGGGATTACTATCTAAAAATGGCTCCAAGAATACCTAGAAAGAAAGGACAACCAGCTGGATCTAAAAAACATTCAGACTTATATACAGATGAAAACCCAAAAGGAACAATCAAAGGACTTGGATTCAAAGATGAGTCATCAGCTCGCAGTAGTGTGGCTAAGATTCGTAGATCTGGTAGAAGCCATGCCCACAAAACTCAAGCGGCTATTGCAATGGAGCAACGAGCACGTGTTGCTGGCAAGAGTAAGCCTGCCGCTATTTATAGAAAATTTATTGAAGCCCAGAAAAGAATCACAAAAAGACGAGCATGAGGAAAACTGGGGTATAGGAGGAAAATAATGTTTGAAGAACTTAAGGAGAGAATAAAAGAACACGAGGGATATAGAGGTATTGTGTATAAGGATTCATTAGGATTCGCCACGATAGGCTATGGTCACCTCGTTACAACGGAGGATAACTATGAAGAAGGTATTGAATATAGTAAAGAACAATTGGAAGCCGTCTTTGAAGATGATTTTGAAAGCGCCTGTCGCTCTGCTGAGTTGGTCGCTGACAATTCTGATATCAATCTTGACGAGCATCCAGAATGTGTTAAAGAAGTTCTTATAGAAATGGTTTTTCAGCTAGGTGTTGGAGGTGTAAGTAAGTTTAAAAAATTCTTAGCAAACTTATCCACTAAAACCTATCACCTAGCAGCAGATGAAATGCTAGATTCGCGTTGGGCAAAACAGACCCCGATGCGTGCAGAAAAACTTTCTTATATAATAAGAGGGCTCGCCCACTAGAATGTCTTTTCTGGTAGCAAACGTACCACCCACAAAAGTATATGTAAAAAAGCAGTATCTCTATGACCTCGAGAGGGGGCACGGAGAATTTGTTGAGGGCTTATGGGTTACCTGTAAGTCCATTGAGGGTCGTGCGTTATACTTTGAAACATACTTACCAGAATATGGTGCCTTGTATGATAAGCTACCAATATCCGCGTTCGTTTCTGAACCCACAGATTTAGATTTACCATTAGAAGAATTAGAATTATGGGATGCGTTTAGCTACCATATGACTGTCATTACTAAAGCTAGTATAGCAGGCTGTAAAGCTAAATACTTAGCACCTTCTAAGCAATGGTATGGTGGTGAATATTTATTTACTATAGATAATTGTCACTCAGATGTGAACACATTGAATAGCGGGTACTCAGAGATACCCGAGGAACATAAGTCATTTAATATATTAGGTTTAGATAATAAGCATTTCGCTGCTCAACCAAACAATCGTTGTCTGTTCTACGACAAATCATTAACCCCATCTAAATTAAAAACACCAGACTTTAAAGTATCTACTATTGAATATAATGTAGAGACTGAAAGTAAGTGGACTGCGGGTGATGATACTGATTTCTTTTATGGATTAGAAGAACAAAGCTAGGCAGTAAGCCTAGCCCATTCCTCTTAACAATTATTTCTGTACGATTCTGTGAACGTTTGGAAATGATTTGTTTCTATTGTAGAAGCTTAATGCCCACTGCCAATCTTCTTTGTATTCGGCTCTACAGTAATCTTCTAATGAGTCTCCGTCTGTTTCTTCTTTGTTAAAAAAGTTTAGACACTTATTAACAAATGAGTTAGTTACGGAGAAAGTTCTTGGGTATGCCATAGTTTCTCCTTTGTTGATATCTCAGCCAAGGCTCTCCAATAGTCCTTGTCTTTGATTGGGAGTCTATCAAACTTATATCTAGAAGTCAAGGATTTATTGCTGAACAACAGATATAGCTTTTTTGCAAACCTATCATACTTTGTTGAATGTGGATAGTTATGTTTGTTTTTCATGTGTCTCCAAAAGAAAAGGGCTAACCCTAAGATCAGCCCTTTGTACGGTTGTGGAAGTGGTTCCCCAAACTGTTTCTAAATATTGCATCTAGAAGAAGTAAGGTTCTTTGTGCCCCCCTGTCTCCGTTGTTAGTGTTATTATATCAAATGATATAAGATTTGTCAAGAGGTAAATGCTTCACTCCAATCTCCTTGAACTGCTCCCTTTGCATACTCAGTCGCTCTTGTTTCAAAGAAGTTTTCGTGTGCCTGCCCATTAACAATATAGTCCACCCACTCAAGTGGATTCTCTTTAACTCCGTAGTTAGGTTTTAAACCTAGCTGAAGTAATCTTCTGTCTGCCATGTAGTGTATATAGTTCTTAACTTCTTGCGGTGTTAGTCCTTGAACTGGTCCTTGTTCGAATGCCAGGTCAATAAACTTTTCTTCAAGAGTTACCATATCCCTACATATATCGTAGAGTGACTTCTTAAATTTATCATTCCAGATATGTGGCTTCTCATCTAGCACGGTGTGTAAAAGTTTAATCATGTTTTCAACGTGGTGATTCTCATCACGTATTGACCATGCAACTATCTGCCCCATGCCTTTCATCTTACCAAACCTTTGAAAGTTTAATAACATAATGAATGAACCAAACAACTGTAAGCCTTCACCAAATGCAGAGAACACAGCCATATCCCTTATGATCTTTTGTTCTTCCGTGCCCCCTTTGCTTTCCCAGAGATAGTTATGTTTGTCTGCCATCTCGGCATACTCTTGGAATGCTTTGTATTCTCTATCATCCATACCTATAGTATCGTTTAATAAAGAATAACTGTGAGCATGGTTAGCCTCCGATGTAGCAATAGCGGATAACATCATGCGCACTTCTGGTTTTTTGAACATGGGTATATACACATCCATATAGGCTTGTGCAATATCTACATCACCTTGCGTAAAGAATGTTAGAATCTGTTTCACTAGATTCTTTTCTGCGTCATTCATTTTCATGTTCCAATCATTCACATCTTCGTGTAATGGAACTTCACTGGGTAACCAGTGCATCTTCTGTTGTTGATCGTAGGCTTCAAATGCCCACGGATATTCAAATGGTTTATAATATTCTCTTCCTTTAAATACTGACATGTCTCCCCTTTCTTATGCCTCGCAAGCTGCGCAAGCAGTTTCGTCTGTGTTAAAGTCTTGTCTTATTGTTCTCTCTATCTTACTAGATAAGTTCTCTACCTTTTTCAAGGCTTGGCTTCTCATGTAGTATAGAGTTTTAACTTTACTTTTCCATGCTCTCAAATGTAAACCATGTAATGTTTTGGTATCCACATCTGGTGGTAAAAATAAATTTAAACTTTGTGATTGACAGATATACTTCTGTCTATCTGCTGCTAAATCTACTAACCATTTTTGATTCATCTCAATAGCTGTTTTAAATACTTCTTTATCAGCATCAGATAGGAAAGATAAATGTTGTACACTACCACCATTGGTGACGATAGACTTCCATACTTCTTTATTATTCTTATCATATCTTATGAGGGTTCTTTCTAAGAATTTATTCTTCATTAAGAATGTACCACTCAAAGTCTTTTGAGAGAAAGCATTTGCTCTCAATGGTTCTATAGATGGAGAAGTTCCCCCACAGATAACTGATGAAGATGCATTAGGAGCAATGGCGATGACATGAGAATGTCGTAGTCCTGTGCCTTCCATATCTGCGGGTGAACCCCTCTCCGCCCCGAGCTTTTGATTAGCAGCTTGAGCCTCGTTGTGTATATGTTTAAAGATATATTCATTTATAGATTTAGACATAGGACTATCCATAGATATAGCTCTCTTCTGAAAGTAGCTATGTAATCCCATTGCACCTAAACCAATTGCTCTTTCACAACGTGCAGAATTGACAGCTCGCCACATGTAGTCTGGAGCTTTCTCAATAAAGTGATCTAACACATTGTCTAACATACGCACTAAATCTTCTATAAATTGTGGATTATCTTTCCACTCATCAAAGTATTCTAGGTTTACAGAAGATAAACAACACACTGCTGTTCTATCTTTTGCAGTAGGTAATGTAATCTCTGAACATAAATTAGAATGATTAAATTTTAATCCTAGTTTCTTCTGCGCTTCTGGTAAAGATTCATTAACTGTATCAATGAAACTAATGTAAGGTTCGCCTGTAGCAATTCGCGTTTCTAATATTTTAATCCATAAAGTTCTAGCATCTATTGTATTGATAGTTTGTTTGGTATGGGGATCAATCAAATCCCAAGGCTCACCATCAACAACAGCTTGCATAAATTTATCAGATACATTTATACCATGATGTAAGTTTAAATTTTTTCTATGTATATCTCCTCCTGTAGGTTTTCTCATCTCTATAAACTCTACTATCTCTGGGTGAGATACATCCATGTAAGAAGCATAGCTTCCTCTTCTTGTTGCCCCTTGATGAAAGGCAGTCATCTGTGAATCAACTACGTGCATGAAAGGAATAACTCCTGTAGTTTTATTTCCAATACTTGTAGCCATGCCTTGTGATCTTACATCACCCCAGTATCCACCGATACCACCACCCATACTAGACAACCATATATTCTCTGTATAGTGATCAGCTAATCCTTCACGAGAATCATCTACATAATTTAAGAAACAAGATATAGGCAAGCCACGTGTAGTACC